ACCAAAGGTACACTACGGCTACCTTCACTTATAAGGGGGCAGCGAAAAGAGTTTGCGAAGATAGTAATTAGGGTACCCTCCCCCCTAGGAATGTCACTGGTTTCTGGATACTCAGGAAAATGGATCAAATTGGATCTTTTTTAGAGTAAACTATCTCCAACCGAAACTAACTGCTATGTTCCTCCCCGAAGAAATGGGAAATGGGTGATAAAGTGGGCTTATAATCCAGAATTATGAGTAAGCAAATAGGGAAATGAGTGCGTAAAGTACCCCCTGGCAAGAAATGGGTGCTAAAATGCCCTTATGTGCGCCCCCCAAAACGAACCCTTTAGGGATCCCTGCAGGCTTCCCTACGTAAAACGGATTCGTGCAGAAGGCCCTATTCCCGCCCTTCCCAAAACGGATTTATGAGTGGGTAAAGCCATAGTAGGTGAGACCTGTCCAAATAAGCAATACTCGTATCACCCGAGGTCCAGTACGAACTTAGCGTTAAAGCAAGAAACCAGTAACAAAATGTCCACCATCGAACCAACCACCCCCACCATCGAAGATAACGCTAGTATGACTAGCTCCCAGAAGCGTAGCCTTACTCCCGAACAGAAGGCTAAGATGCAAGCCGGATTGGCCGCACATAAGGCCAAAATAGCAGCGATGTCTGCTGAAGAGAAGGCTGCTTACAAAGCACAGAAGGTAGCCGAGAAGGAAGCTAAGGCCGCAAGAAAGGCCGCTAAGGAAGCCGCGAAAGCAGATAAGGCGGAGAAGGAAGTGGCTAAGGAAAATAAGGCCAAGCGTGTGCTTACACCTGAACAGAAGGCGAAGATGGCCGCCGGAGCCGCTGCATACCGCGCGAAGATAGCCGCTATGAGCCCAGAAGAGAAGGAAGCACTTAAGGCCTCTAAGGCCGCCGAGAAGTCCTTGAAGGAAAAGAAAGTAGAAACACCAAAGCAAATAGAAACAACAAATGAACCAAAAACACCAGAAATGAAACCAAAACAAGAACTCGTATGCCCAAACGCACCACGCAAATTCCTAGAAATTGAAGGCGAAAATCGCTATTGGTTCGACTTCTCAGTCGAGATGCTCGGAGCAGAAGACGATGACTTCGCAATTAGCAACGAAGCAAAATTCATTGACGCAAAACCAGAAGAAACAAAAGAAAAATTGATCGCAAGATGGTTCAAAGGATTTATGCTAACAAGCAGAAAGATGACTCAATTCAAGCTCAAGCACATTGAAGGTGATATGTGGAGAGGAACATTCGAGACAATGGACAAGATGTATGACGACGATATCCACGCAGAGTTGCAGGATCTCACTGATCCCGACAAGCACGGTGACTATCCACTCAACTTCGACGGATTCACGTACAACTTGAGAGGAGAGTTGAAGGACTACGCAAAGATTGTAGAGTAAAGTGAAAAGGCGGAAACGCTTTTTTGCTTTTTTTGTATTTTAACACAAATTGTGAGTCATTTACAATGAAAATCTATATCGTATCGTGTGATAAAGGACGACAAGAAAGATTGCTTAAAGCTTGTGAACCTCTTCATCTCAACATCGAAATTGTAGAATCATTAAGAGCAGATGATCCCATCGTGCAGAGAAGAGCGAAGGGTTTTTTTGATAGAGGAGATGGATATCCAACCGGTGTTGCAGCAACCTTGGGGCATATGATTGCGATGGAGAGATTTCTAAAAACTAATGACGAATTCTGTATGATTGGAGAAGATGATATTCGATTTGATAAGAAATTCAATGAGAAATTAGATGCGACTCTAAATTTCATTGAAGATGCTGATATAGTTTCTCTTGGATTCTGTTCAGATACCGATGTTTCTGTTGGAGATATACTTGATATGAATTTTGAAGGAATGAAAATTATAAGAAAAGTTAATCTTGCAAATCCGTGGGGTGCACAGTTATATATCATCTCTCGCAAATATGCACAATATTTCTTGAATAGATTTTCTGTTGATGACTTATCAACTGTTTATGATTATAAATTTGTAACAGATTGTGTTATTTTTGATCATAGACACTGTAAACGATATACATTGATGTTTCCAATTGCTATTGAAGACCCGAATGAGCAGTCAATATCAGGAAATGATAATAAAATGCCTATAAATATAATGGGTGTAGAACAAAAAGATTTCTATTTTTAAAAAGAACAAATTAAGGAATCAAATATTTTCATAACACTTTCAGGTGTATATTGAAAATAACCATTATTAGTCATATCAAATGTACTAGGTGAGAAATAGGTTAATATGTTAACCAGTTCCTCTTTACTAGAATATAAAATAGCTTTTTCTTTTAATATTTGAATATGTGCTTTGTAAGTACAAACTGAAGATGTTATTATAGGTTTCAAACAAATAGCAAATTCACCAATTGCCAATCCAAAGTTCTCACCCGCAGATCCGGCGTGAATAAATGCATTGCAAGTATTTATAAATTTACGTTTGTATTCCATATCAACTGAAAGGCCTAAAAATATAACATTTGGCAATTCGCAGAATGGGATTGTGTTCATAAATAAGAAATATTTGGTTGGATTATTTTTTGCAACTTCAATAATTGCATCGATAGCACATTGTATATTGAATGTATCACATCCGCCATACCTTCCGAATACAATTGCAGATTCAGGTATACCAAACTCTTTTCTTAAATTATCATTTGTTGGATGATTATTTATCATATGAGGAAGTATCTTCAAATTTGTTTTATTAGTTTCATTCTGTTGATTACTAACAGCTAAATGAACATCCCCTTCTGGGAATCGAGTATCGAATACACATTGTTTTACTGTTCTGCATTTACTCCAAATTTCTTTATTGTCAAATTTAAACCCTGTGAACGGTTCATTCACTAAGTTATAAAATATATCAATCGAATATTGCTCTATAATTTGTTTCATATCTTCAATTCTGTCGATAGCAAGAACCGTAAACCGTTTGTTAAATTTTTGAAATGGATTTTGACTCTCAACACGTTCCATACTTAATCCAAAATTGTACAAATCTCTAAAACAAATAATATAAGATTTGTTACCTAAGATTATCTCATTGTAATGAGCATAATCATAAACAGCAGTTTCCGTTCCTCTTTCAGAAATTCTGTGTAGAAAAAATGATATAGTCTTCATACATTAATGTATTAGTCAATCACTAAACTATATCCATCAGGTTTTGTTTCTTCAAATAACTTTTTCAATTCTTTGATATACTTATCACGCAAATCAAGTATCTCATCATCACTTGGATCTGCTATCTTTTCTACGTTTATCGGTTCTCCGACATACGTTGTTACTGGATCCAGTGGATGATAGTATAGATTAATCCAGTTTTTAATAGCAGTCCAACTTGTTAATGGAATAGCAATACGAAAGAATGAATAGAAGAGTTCATTCAACAAATTTAAACTAGGTGACGTCAATGGTGGAAATAATTGATCTTCTCCATAGGTAAGAATCGGTACCAACGGTACTCCTGTTTGCAATGCTAATTTAAATACTCCTCTTCTACGACGAATAACTAATTTTATTATTTTATCATCTGTTGTTGATAACATTTCACGTACCCCTCCAGGCATAACAGATACTGTATGTCCCTCTTCCAACGTCTTTTTCATAATATCAAAATTAGCAGGAATACTATTTGCTAATCTCGCAAAATCGCGAATGAATGGAAAGAAATGATAGATTCCATGTGATACTATTTTTGTATCCAATTCGTGTATTCGAAACGAGCAATGGATCGTTGGAGTGACTGACATTAAACTGTGTGGATGCCATAATAGCAATGCCGACTTCGGTATCCTCTCCTGATTTACCATCGGGAAAGTATCAGCAAGATGTTCCTCAACAAGAAGAAAGTAGTCCTCAAACTTCTTGCGAATCGTCTCCACAGACCAATGAAGGAAATCATCAATCAGAGTTGTTGGAAGAAGAAGATACAGAGCAAATACACACAGAGACAACAACAGATTTATGGTCAGAAGTCCTAGAAACAGAATGGCAAGGATTCCTGCGGAAAATGGCCATAAGTAGGTCCAAGCTAAGAACGTTTCCAACATCTACTATTCCACGCAATATTTTTACAGATGGTATGAACTCATTTTGGCATTTTGTTTTCGGTATGTTTGCTGTTAAATTTCCACTCCTAGTTTCCATTTTTATTCTCTATCAAATCCTTGACCGTCACGATATCAATCTCTGTATCGATATATTAGAATTCTTACTTGGATTTACAATTACCTATTTCTTGTTGAAAGTATAATAATGAAGACCATCTACTACCAAGTAGTGATAGATGATGATGTAAAATATCCACTCAACAAATTCAAAGACCTATTACAGATATATCTTGCTGACCCAAACGGTTGGGAGAGCAAGGGATACAAATTTATATACAAACCAGATGGCGATATCATCATCCATCTCTCATCGCAGAGTACATTGCGAACAAACGGGTGTAATGATGGTACACTTTCCTGTGCGGAATTGGGTGGTAAGCATATGTATTTGAATGAATTTCGTTGGAAACACGGTGCGCATAAAAGCAAATTACCTCTTGAACGATATCGACAGTATGTAGTCTCACACGAAATGGGGCATATATTAGGACACGACCACAAAACCTGTCCTAGTCCAGGGGCTCCAGCACCGGTAATGATGCAACAGACCCAGGGAATTGGGAAATGTTTACCTAATACAGACGTATCGTATGATAGGTATGATAAATAAACAGCAACAACAGGTGACTAATAATCCTACACCTACTCCTGCAGCGATTAAATTTGCTTCCAGTTGACTAATCATTTAGTTACTGTAAGCTAATCCACCCATACCAGACATTACGCGGAAGACGTTGTAGTTGACTGCATAGATACGGAAAGTGTATGGGTATGCTTTGGATGGGAAAGTACCGGCTCCAGTAGAAGTGATGCTATCAAAGACCAAAGTAGCAGTGTCAATACGAGAAAAGTTACAAGTTCCAGATGGTTGATGTTCTTCAGGCTTGAGAGCAAACGAATATACATTGATAGGATTGTATTGTCCTGCACCGTTTTGTTGAACATTTGGTGGGAAGAATACCAAGGTTGCACTGCTCGAAGCAGCAGGAGTAACTGTTTGACTGAGCTCGTAGGTTCCATTTGCACCACCTGCACCAGTTCCGTAATCTACAATATAAGTTCCTTGTGGAATGTTGTAAGTACCTGCAAATTGACCAGTGGAAATAGTTACACTACCAGTTACCATCATATTTTCAGTGATATATGTTGGGCTGATAACGCCATTTGCAGTGATCGCTCCTGCACTGATTGTAAGAGTAGAACCGTTGATGCTACAGTTGGTAATAGAGAGATTGCCACCGTTAGAAGTCTGTACAGTGGAATTACGAGTTGGCCAGAAAGCACCTCCAGTATGGTGTTGGTATGGCTGGACCTTCCAGAAATAGTCTCCATAACGCTCATCAAATCGGTCTTGTCCGTTAATCTGAAGTCTGCATTTGTCAACAATGTCATCGTAGGTGAATGGTTGAGTGTATCCAACATTGTTTGCCAAAGTAGAACTGCAATCAGTCTTACGAGCATCTTGGAATACCCAGACCAATTCCTTAACAGGGTGGTTGAGAGTCAAATCTAATCGAGCATTTGCAGAGGTGATGGTCTGTGGCATACCATATTGGAGCTGTTCAATCAAGTATTCGTGAGAATCCTGAGCAAATCGTCGTCGTTCATCCACATCCAAATAGATGTAGTCAATGTAGAGCGACATATCTCGAATTTGAGGAAGGGCTGCGGCGGCTGCACCGATAGTAGAATATCCAGAGGATGTGCTGACCAAATCAGTTGCATTACCAAGGTAGATATTGAAGCGGACCTCGTGATACTGAAGAGCAATCAATGGCAAGGCAAGACCAGGGTTGCGACAGAACCAGAATTGAAGAGGAATGTACAAGACACCTGGACGACCTCCGCAGGAAGTGGAAGTGGTAAAATTACCACCAATGCTTCCTCCAAGCATGGAATCAAGTTTGACTGATTCATCATAGCTAGAGGCTAAGTTCTCCCAAAGGAAGAGCCATTCACCGTAATGAGTATCAATGATTTGACCTCCAATCTCCAACTCAATCTTTTTCAAAAGACCATACCCAATACGTCTCTGGTCATCACCAGTCCAGTAAACAGTTGGTGATACAGAAGTGGTGTCTGGCAGAGTGACTTGGACGTAGGTCTTGAAAATCAAGTCCGCATTACGATTGACGGTGGCGACCAATCGTTGTCCATAGTGGGGTGCGCCAGTGAAGTTGACACGGAAGGCCTCCATAGCGAAGTTGGTATGTCTCTTGAAAAGGACTTTCCAAAAAGTAATGTGCGGATTTCCACTGATATAAGCATCTTGTGCGCCATAGGCGACTAATTGAAGTAATCCTCCTCCCATGTTTCTATTTATAATGTGATACGAATATTCTTCGGCAGGTTAAACAATGAGAAAAGGAGGTGCCTTTTTAGCAAGTGGTGCCAACACTTGTGTATATGACCCACCATTAGAGTGTCTGGATGGCACAACCATTGATGACCCCAGCAAGTATGTATCTCGTGTCGTCTATGGGAATGAGGATTTAGAAGCCCAAAAAATGGTAAAAGGGTTTGTCGATGAGGTAGAAGCAGAGTATCCAGGTAAAATAAGAAATCGCTTCAATTTTTTTGAGAAATCTTGTACCAATTTTGAAGTCAAGGAAAGTGACGTATCCAGTAACAAAGGTAAGAAATGTGCTATAGATGATTTCAATATAAGCAAGCCTGAAAAAATAACTCATCTTACCAACATCATCACACCAAAACAGGAGGAGGATGTGTTTTCAAAGGGTCAAATAAGTAGACCAAAAAATGTTGTGGTTCCTGAATTGTATGAATTGATGAGGGTGTTGGCAAGAATTGAAGGCAGATTCGTTCATATGGATTTGCATTTTGGTAACATTGCTTGGAAAGGTGATAAACTAGTTATTCACGATTTTGGCCTTGCTCAACCCCGTGAAAAGTTTAAGGAAAAGTTTCGTGATTTCATCAAAAATAGAACCAATGATAAATTTAAGTATGCTCTTAATTATGTTCAATGGAAAACAGGTGTTGTAATAGGGTATAGCGCAGCGGTAAAAATTGGAGTTAATCAAGCAGTAGAAGACCTTTCAAGAGTTTTCGATATTCTTTCTATTATTACTGGAATGCATCAATACAAACTTATAACCGATGATGTATTTGATAACATTACCGACAACATCTTGGCTATGATAATAAAAGATTTTACTACGGAACAGCTTATAAAGGAAATAAATAGGTCTGAAAAAGAAGTGTTAGGAAATGCTCCAGATGATTACAATCCAGGTACAATCAGTCCTCCAAAAGCATTCGATACTTCAAAAAGCTACGAAGAAAGTCCAGAGGTGCCACAAGGCAAACAGAATACCAGTGCAGAGATAGATGAAATAATAAATAAGGCCATCAAGGTATCCGGAGGTGCAAAAGGAACACGTCCTGCAAACAAGCTATGCCGATGTATAAAACACGTCCAATCAACAGGCAAGACTGAATCCAGTGCGATTGCGATTTGTGTCCGGTCTGTTATTCCTGCTGGTAGAACATTGAAAAAATTCACTTGTAAGCGAAAGGCTAAGCTATCCACTCAAAAGAGACTTACTCGTCGGAGAAAGTAGGGTCCATCTTGGTAAGAACACATTTACAAGCCAACTGCTCTGCTTTCTTTCGTGTAGAAGCAATCCCTGTTGCCAATACAGTTCCTTTATCATCGCATACAGCAACTTTGATTTCATTATTTTTCGTATCGTTATAAATCAACTCATATACAGGAGTACATTTCAGTGTTTTTTGACAGAATTTCTGAAATACATCTTTGTAGTTGGTTACTGTATTTACAATTTCTTCAATATCAAGATAGGCTTCCATCACGCTGATAACAAACGCATAGACGATATGAAATCTATTTCCACAATCCGTCCAGAGTGCTCCTATAAACGCTTCAAAGATATCACCCAATTTCTTGATGTTGGAACGCCCACTAATCGTAGCAGATTCGTCGTTGTGTCTTGAAATAACATAGAACTTATCCAGTCCTATTATTTGTGATAATTGACCTATTCTGTCATTATTGACCAATTCTTTGCGAGCATCGGTAAGAAATCCCTGTTTTTTGGTAGGGTATTTCTTGCGGAGATAAGTTGCTACACATACACCGAGCACAGAATCTCCTTCAAATTCTAAACATTCATAGGATTCATCTTGTAAAGGCATTACACCAGAAGGACACGGCGCTAATTGCGCAGGACGTCCATCGGGAGTTGTATATTCTGCTCGTCTCACATAGGTAGTGTGAACCATAGCCGTTTGAAACACTTTTTGATTACCAACAGAATAGTGTGGCAATCCATGTTTTCGCAGAATACGGTTGATATCATTCGCTTGAAACCAACGATTGCGTGGATTGTAAGGGAAATATGTGTCCATACATACTCTTATCTATTCGTACTTAAGTCCGTTTTAGTTATTTTATCCAGTGATTGCGTACCTTTTTATGAATACCGATATAACCACAACCATATTCTATCTTGTCGATTGAGTATTCGAATACGTTATCAGTCTTTTTCAAAATTTTAAAAGGATCAGATGCAAAGTCTCTAACACCTTCGGTTGAATCGTATCGCCATTGATTTAAAAACGGAGTGTATTTGAAAAAATAATTCAAATGATTATCATAATTTGCATCTAAAAAATAAGGTTCTTTAAAACAGGAGGTATCTTCTACAATGTATAATCCATTATCATTTAGTAATGGAAACAGTAATTCAAACGTCTTAATTACATCACGATTTACGTGTGAACCATCATCTAAAATAACATCAAATGTACCATATTTTTGAATAATATAGTTTATAAAATTACTATCTGTTGCATTTCCTATTTCTACAAATACATTCTTTGAAGGATCGTTAAAAACGATACAAGTTTCATTAATATCCAATCCTACAATGGTTTGAGCATTTTTAAACACTTCTCGCATTGCATTTATACTACCTCCAGATGCAACACCAATCTCTAAATATTTGATTGGTTTTTCTCTGTATTTATTTAGCAGTGATTCATATTGTCTATTGTAGTTATGGAAATTAGTACCTTTATCGGTATCATATTTATCAAATATAGTATCCAATGATTCCATCGTATATTATATGTAATAATTCTTACTCTAAACGATTAATAGTATTGAGGGAAAGTGCGTCGCAAAAGAGTGTAGACCAATCCGAAAACAACCGCGTGAGTCAGGGTGACGGTCAACTTAGAACCTCCAGGAGGTAAGCTAAGCAACACGCCAGGAGACAAAAGAATAAACAAGAGCACGGGTACAATAACGTTCAAGTCCATTTATCTCTGGTATAGAATAAAAATGGCCGTCAAGTCTGCTGGACTCAAGTTCAAGTATTCTCTCTATTCTGCTCTTGCGTTTTTTCTTATCGCAAACCCTGTTACGTTCAAGTTCGTGAATAGCATCATTGGAGGTGTCGCCAACGGAGGCTGCCCCACTGCCTTCGGATTGTTGCTTCATACCGTTGTGTTCCTGTTGGTTGTCTACGGGTTGATGTCGTTGCCCCAGGACCAGGCTTAAACATTGGAAAAATATTCTTATACAAGGACATATTGATGGTGAAACGTATTCATACTCTGGCTTTTCGCGCGATGGTTAATTCACAACCCCCTCCAGCAAGGCTGTTGTATGTATTAACACCTCCCTCGAACCTTAAAAAAATAAAAGAGTTGGAAGACCAATTAAAAACTATGAAAGAGAAACTCAATAAACTTATTCTTGAGCATCAGTCTCGTCTGGATGACGGGAAGTAAGTTCAAATCCATAATCATCTGAAACCAATTTTGGCTCGTGTCGTTTTATAATTTCAGCCATGACATCTGGCCCGTGCTCGGGTAAGATTTCATTGAGATAGCGTTCAAGGTCTTTCTTTGAAAGCGTCCATCCTCGTTTCCATTCATTTGGTTTCTTCACTTTGAACAGCATCTTAGATTCTTTTAACTCAATCTTTGGTGGCAACTCTTTTTGTTCATTGTAGAGAGCAGCAATATCACCTTCCCAAGCACGCCGTTCATCTCTCAATGCTGTGACTGCTTCTTGGTATTCTGTAAGTTCCTTATTGACTTGGATATAGTGTGTTAATAAAGATTTTAGTTTTTCCATTTGTTGTGTACATTCATTCTGTTAATTCTTAAATATCCGTTTTTTACAATGGCGTGGCTTGATAAAGACGAAGTCAGTAGATTTCGTAGTGTCTACAACTCTGAACATCCTCACGAATCACCTATTCCTGCGGGTTCATCTGAGGAAGTATGGCACTCTTTGAAAAGAAGACTTCAGGACAAATGTAATACTGGTTCAGCAGAGTGTATTATTTCTTCTCTATTACGAAGACCCAAAGCCCCGCAAGAATGGAGTGTGAATCGATATGAATGGCTATCCTCGGATGATATTGAGGCCATTGAAAAGAACTATATGGATTTGTTTCCTGACTATTTCTGTGCCGGTGTTGTACCGATTGATTTTGATTTGAAGAATGAAACCAATCAATGTATCGTGAGTACTGTATGTGCTATGAAAATTGACGAACTCTATAAACAGGGCAAACAGCAGATTGGGTTGGTATTAAATACAGACCCACACGATGGACCCGGTCAACATTGGATTGCTGTATTCTGTGATATTCGTCCAGAATTGGAATATCCTCGTATGACCTATTTTGATTCTTATGCCGAACATCCAGAACCGGAAGTCAAAACCTTAATGAGACGATGGAAGAAACAGTGGGACGCTACCAAGGTTCATAAGCAGGGTATGAAATTGACCTACAATACCACTCGTCATCAATACAAGGATTCGGAGTGTGGAATGTATTGTTTGTATTTTCATTACGCCTGTCTAATGGGTATTCCAATGGACGAACGCATTCCAGATGAAGTCATCAATTCGTTTCGTAATTTACTATTTAAAATGCCTAAATAAGTAACAATGAGTGATACAGTGATTGGAGTTCTTCTTGCAGGATTTCTAGGGTACCTAGTGTATGATGAATTTCATAGACAAAAAAGCATAGTTCTTCCAAGAAAGAGATTATGCGATTACTATACCGCAGGGTCTGTCTTTGAAGACATTCCAACCGTTCTCAACAATGGTTGCCGACTTATCGAATTACATGTCTATTCAGACGAACAGGACCAACCAGTTGTCTCAAAGAAGCCGTTACAGCAGGGATATGACTATGCGGATGACAATGTGACCTTTGAACAGGTGTGTATAGATATTGGTAATCTTGCGTTTCCATCCGCAGACCCATTCATTCTTTCCATTGTCCCACATACTCAAAAAACTGTAACATTCAATCGTATGGCAGAGATTTTGACAACCTCTGCGACTCGGCCTCATCTGGTTAAGGGAGAAGTGTCGCCTACCACACCCATCGATGAACTAAAAGACAAAATCATTATCGTAGCAGGGGGTGTAATCGCAGGAACAGAATTTGAGAAACTCGTAAATCTGGACTGGAATGGGTCTCTATGTCGCCGATTATCTTACAATCAGGCCGTCCATCCTCGCGACCAACCGGAATTGGTTCAGTTCAATCGCCATCGTATAACTTTAGTGGGTCCGGATATGTATCTTGGAAAAACAGGAATAAATAGGGACACCCCCTTTGCGTATGGATGCCAGTGGAACCTATTTTCAAGTTCTTGGGCACCACACGGGTTCGTGGAAAAACATGTTGAATTACAATAAATGGCAACTGAGTGGATGAAACACGTCAAGGAAACTATGAAGGCTCACAAGGGTGCTGCGTTGAGTGATGTCCTCAAGATGGCAAAGAAGACCTACAAGAAGCAAAAGGGTGGTGAGGTTGCTCCTTTCAGCGAGTCGTATGACCTCACTTTCGCTGGACCAAACAACGCCAGCCCATCTGCCCCAATCCGTGATGCTGCCCCTGTCGGTGGTCGTCGCAGAAAGACTTCTAAGAAGACCAAGAAGGCTAAGAAGGGTTCTAAGAAGACCCGTAAGCATTAAAGCAAATTAATATGTGAAACTCGGTAAGTTTTCGCGTGATCGCGATCTTTCGTACGGCCTCCACCTTGGAGCTTACGACAGGTTTTACCGTGATAGGATTTCTTTGAACATCCACTTTTGTAATACATCACGTGATGTGCGTATCCTTTGTAGGTTGGTATTTTTACTCCTGTCTTCTTTGAAAGAACGGACAACAACCGATACATCCATTTCATATAACTTCTGCGATTGACAAGAGTTGGTTCATTGTCTCGCAGATACAACTGGAATGTCTCTCGCAATTCTTCGAAGGGATAGACCTCTGCCAAACTGTGTAAAAATGCTCGTTGTTGGCACATTTGAGGAGGTTCGGGAGAATCGGGATAATTAGCGGCCAATGAGAACAGAAAATCGCGCCCAGGCACGGAAGTGGGTTTCATATTTTTATACTGTTCCTTGACCTCTTCAAAGGTTGGGTCTGCAGGTGGTTTGATAATGGTTGGGTCAGTCTTAGCTTGTGTCCTCAACTTATCATTCACCATATTGTGAATTTCGTAAAGCCACTTCGAAGGTTCTTTACGCAGGGGATGTTCGTTCATGAACTGCGTGGTGCTCTCACGGCAGTATTTGCAGGGTAGAATGTTCTTTATACTCAGGAGGAAATCATCCGGATGAGGTGAAAAAAACGCAATGTGATGAAACAGTTGCCACGCACTCGGGCCCCAGTATCGTGTATCAAATCCCATTTAACAATTATTATAACCGAAGATTAATGATTAAGTAAAAACTTAAGGAAAGAAAAAAACTCTCCATTTGATTATAAAATGCTAGATACTCGTGATATTATCATCCTCACTGCTGCGTTCTACCTCGGATCCGTCGTCTCCACCTTCTTCAAGGCCTTATCTGATGGCATCATCACTCCTATCCTTGCCCCAGCTGCTTCTGCTGGAAAGGGAGTCACTGAATTCAAGGTTGTCATTGGTGGCGTGACCCTCAATGTCGGTGAAGTCGTTGCTTCCCTTGTCAACCTCATCATCTCCTTCGTCGTGGTGGTCTTCACTGTCGGTCTCCTCCGCACCTATGTTCTCTCAAAGATTGGTGCCAAGAGAACCGTCGCTATGGAGTAAATATTGATACCTAATAATACAAATGGTTTGGTATAATCCGACAACGTGGTTTGGCGAACAAGACTCTTCTAACCAAGAAATTGGTGTGATGCCATCTGCTCCAACATCTTCCTTCGGTTACGGAGGCAAAAAGAGAAAAACCAGACGCTCTAAGAAATCAAAGTCTAAACGCTCACGAACCGGAAAGCGATCCAGCCGCCTTTAGGATATTTCCCATATACATCTTCAATTCTTTTCACCAACTCCTGCGTAGTAGCACCTGCTCTGATCTCGTTCGTTCGTTTCCATTCTTGGAATGAACTAGTGAGTGCTCCCTTTGTAACAGGTTCAACCTGTTCTGTTTCTCCCTCAATCTTAATCAATGTCTCTCGTAGATACTGTGCAATAACATCGTTCTCATCCTTGTATTCTTCGCTGTATTCCTGAACCTTCTTTGGAATATCAATCTTGCGAATACCATTGTTGGTCTTGTAAAGATGAACGAGATACGATAAGAATGCGGTCGCCCATTCTTGACTCATAGTCTTTTGCATCAATGATTCATCAATCAAGTATTCATTTGGTGCCTTTGGATTGTGAACGAACTTGGAAGTGAAGTTGATAACAATCAATCGTCTCCAAGTACCACCATCCTTCGCATTAATCTTAGGCTTGTCATTACAGGCCAAATGTAATCGGGCTTGAACATCAAAGTCAATCATCGCTTTCGCACCAGCATACAAGTCTCTGGCAGTAACCTTTTCGGTAGAGGTCAATTCCTTCATCAATCCAGTATTCAATGGAACCTGTTCATCCGGTTCCTGCATAGTTGCAAATCGTTTGCCCTTCAATCGCACCATCTCTGGAGAAGCCGCAGAGGATTTGCCTCTCTGTTGAGTGAGCAAAGTAATCGGTAACTTACAACAGTAATCACCCATTGTGGTGGTCATCAAGTTCATCAACATTGATTTACCATTTGAACCCGAACCCGTCAGAATATGAAAACGTTGTGCGTTATTTCCAGATAACGAACTCGCAAGATGGAGCATAAAGTAGTTACGAACTTCTGTGTCTGGCAATACACTGCTCAAGAACTTCTCAATCTCAGGCCAACAGGCATATTCGAAATACCTCTTATCTTTGTCGTAATCAATTTTGGTGGAGAAACTAATGTAATCATCTGGGCTTCCGTCACGGAATTCCAAGTTGAGAGTATCAAAGACACCATTATTGAATGCAATCAGGTTCTTATTCTCATCCACCTTGTCTACAAAGCTTTCATCCAAGAACAATTCACGACATTCCTTCATAACTTTATCCTTGAAAGTGAACATACGAAGTTTGGTTTGCATAACGAGGTATTTCTTCTTTTTGGAACTCATCAGACAGTATTCACAACTCATATCACTTTCATTCTTGTGAGCACACGGATTCAATCCACGCATTAAATTACCAATTTCCAATTCCTTGTCAAGATAGAGTTTATGAACCTTGTTTGAAAGCAGACATTGAAGTTGAATACCCTTATCAGTTTCCTGCCAGATGTGTCCACAGTATTGATACCATACATTGTTTCCGTAACGAACACATTTGAAGTTGTCACGAAAGATTGAATACACAACACGAGCAACATCGTGTTCGGTCTGTGTCATCGTGGATTCCTCTACCAATCGGAAACTGTTACTCTTTTCAATTTCAGCATACTTATCTGGGTTATCAGACCTTGACCACAGACGCAAACTGCCCTCACTGAGTTTGGGTCCATCAAATCGGAATCCAAAGGAATTCCATTTGGCCATTGCTTCACGGAAATTGTATTGGTCGGCATCCTGAGCACTGAATTCAAGCCACACACATTCCAAGTCTGGATGAATATTTTTCAAACACTGACCTACAGAAATCCATTCGGCATAGTCTTTGTAACGCTTTTGAGAAAGATTGAATACGTGGTCGCTGTAATACTTCATCATCGCTTCACTGAGGGGTTGAATATACGCAGTTCTGTCAGGAGAAGAGCCTCGTGAATTTCCATCCCGATGCATCTGTCTACCACGAGTCGGTTGAGTTGCCTTGCCACCGGAGATAGCAGTAGGTTCTTTGTTGTTATGCGCTTCCACGATTTCCTTTCCTTCATTTGTCAATTCTGTTTCTTCAGTCGGAGATGAACGGATACTCAATTTCTTAAGCAAAGCAGGTGTTGTGGTCAACGGAACATCTTCATCAATCGTTATACTTCCATTGTCTGAATTCCATTGAATGATGTATTTGATACGATACGGAGTGCCTTCTGCTTTTTTGGAACCGAGTAGAGTCCAAGGATTCGTGTGTGTCAGTGGAGAAGCATCATATACCTTTTTCCAATCATCTGAGATTGGAAGTCCTGGAAAGAACTCGGTCATACGATTCAGTAAATTAAGTCTGATAGTCTCTTCGATATACCGACTCGTCTTCAATGCAGGAACAATCAAATGGATTCCCGATTTGGAAGATTTTTTGGATGGATAGTAAGTTGGTTCAGGTTTTTCGGTTACATAGATTTCAACATCGTTTGGAACAGTCAGATATCGTTTCACTTCTGCCATATAAGATTTCGTAAATTCTACAACCTGTTTCTGAGTGTGTAAGTGTTCGGTAACCTGACCTTCATATTTCAAGTCAAGGTCGACACGAAGAGCACCAATTCGTGTGCTCTTTTCTGTCATATGTAACGGTCCGTGATTCAGTAAGTGTTCGCAGTAGAGTTTATAGAATTCGTCTAAGTCATCATCATCAATTCTCCAAGCACCGCCGGACATTGATGTGTGGGTTACTTTGTCCCCGTTGGCCTTTCTTCCTTCTCTTTTCTTATCTGGATCGCCTTCTCTTTGAGTGCCATCAAGAAATGTCATAAGTTTGGAAGAGGACATTCTGTGTTAATAGTCCCGAGAACTTTCTTGCCAAGAATCCATTTTAGACGCACTAAAACGGAAAGAATATTAACTAATCTTCAAGGCAAGTATAATGAAGTTCTGTAAGGATTGTAACAACTTTCTGTATAATATCAGTCGCGAAGGAGACAAGGCATATATCTCCTGCAGAGCCTGTCCTTACAAAGAAGAAATCACACCAGAAAATCCAGTGATTTATGATCACGATCTTCAGCAGGATACATCGGTTCAATATTCTATCAATCCTTATCTAAAATATGATCCAACATTACCAGAATTTGATAATATGATTTGTAAAAATCAGGAATGTCCTACACGCGGTGATAAATCACAGATTGTAGGCATCAAGCTCGATGGTGATAATGTAACTTGGTTATATCAATGCAAGGTGTGTGATGCAATGTGGAAACAGAATGCTAGCAGCAATTAAGAACGTCCATTGTAGAGTGTAAGTACCTTGCCAGTATTGCCTTTACCAGAAGGAGGACCACCTGCTTGATAGGTTTTAGAAGAACTGGTGGTACCGCTTCCAGCATAGGAAACAGTTGAAAGACTTTTTGGATGATTTACATTTCCCTTTCCAGCATAGGGTCTCACATAACTCAAACCATTAAGTGTTGAATTGTTTGGTGTTACAAGGTAGGATGCCTTGCTTGCTAACAACTGAGCATTGAGGATAGATTGACTAGGAACAACTTGTACGTTGTTGTGACGATTTGCAGGAATCGCTCCATTCTGGTAACCCAAGGACGCGGCTTGGAGTTTGATAAACGTTGTATAATCAGAGGCACTGATGTTAGGCATTCTTACTTTTTACCTGTGACAACTTTTGTGGTGATAATTGTCGTGATAGGGGATGCCTTAATGGACACGGCAGAAGCAATATTGATAGAAGCAGTCTTCTTACTCGCAATAAACAAAGCTGTCGTATTGGTAGATTTGGATGCCTTACCGGTTGTAGGTAAGGTAGCATTAGATTTAACAAATTCTGTAAAATCAGAAGCCGATGAACGGATAATAGGCATTTGTATAAAACGAATGAAACTTTTACATATCAATCAGTAAGCACAATGCATTCCGAAGTGATTCCTGTTTATCGTGCCGAGGTCGCAGAGAATTTCAATCAACCCCGTATCACTCTTCCATATTACACCAAATACGAATACACTGC